CCCAACCTGGTGTCCCTGGTGTCCTGGTGTCCCAGTATACCGTTTTTTGTTCCTGAACGTTTCATAATTTCATATTAATAATATGCCTCCTCTTCAACGTCGTCGTCTTATCGCACGTCTCCAACAAGCTCAATATCGTCGTCGTTCTCTTGGTATTAGACGTATTCCCTCTGGTATTAGTCGTTGGAGACAGCGTGCTTATCGTCAATATCTCATTCGTCATAATCAACGTCCTCGCAATATCAATTGGAGACCTCTTCGTGTTAACGTTCGTTCTTATCGTGGTCGTAGATATTAATGACTTCTGATCTTCAACGTAAAAGAAATCTCTCTTCTTTTGGTAAATCCTTCTCAGATCTCTTCATGCCTAACAAAAACAAACGCCGCAATGTCCAGTTTGGCGGTCCTGCTAAACGTGCCAAGAACTCAGTCGTTGCCGGCTCTTTTCGTTCTCCTACTGTTTCTAACAGTGCTGGTGGTGTTATTCGTGGTGGTTCTCAAGGACGATGGTCTTCCCTTCCTTTTCAACGCAACGGATACAAGCAATATATCAATAGATTATTAAATCCCCCTGTTATAATCACTGATCGGTGGACTGGTTTATTGAAACAAACTGTCACCGCTACTCCTGATCTTCCTACTCCTGTTAATAAGATTCAAAACTTTTTTATTGATTCTATGACAATTGGCGAAAACGTTTCTGCTGTTTTAACTAATATTTTAAAAACTCATTCTGGTCATGGTCTTGGTATGCAAGGTGCTACAATGACTAGTTCTACTTTTGCACAAGCAATTCTCACATTAAATACTCCTATCAACACTGTTCAACAGACATTCACTCAATCATTTAGATATCAAAAACAAAACAAAGTTACATTTCAAAATATGACCAACAATAATGTTAAAGTCACTGTTTTTTGCTTTGCTGTTCGTGATTTAAGAACTAGTTATAATATCTTAACACCTTACACTACATTGGACCTTGCACCTGGAACTTCTCCTAATCTTCCTATTTTACCTGCTGCTTCTAATGCAGTCCTAGAACAAGCAAAACAAACTTCTGGAAATGTAGTTCAAGATTCTTTATGTGTTTCTACTGGTTTTGATGGTGATTCTTTAAATTCTTTTGTTGCAGCATCTACTGATGCTCAAACTTGTAATTGGTTTTTGAAAAATCCATGGTCTTATTATAAATGGCGTATGGAATATAGAAAGGTTTCTCAAGTTTCTTTTATGTTACCTGCTGGTCAAGGCACTTGCACTCGTTATTTTAATCATTCTTTCAAACTTAATAACAAATGGTCATTTTACACTGAATGGGCTCAGCATCCTGCTTTTACTAGATTTTATTTAATTCAAACTGAAACTCAACCAATGTCTACTGTTACTACTGGTGTTCTTCCTTCTCAACAAGGTTTTCTTGCTTATCCTCCTGCTACTGTTGGTTTGTTAGTAGAATCTAAAACTGTTATTCAACGTGTTTCTGGTGTTACTCGTGCATCTCATCTTCGCGAACCTCTAGTTGATCCTACTCCTATTACTGGTAATGCTTCCACTGGCGCCGCTGATTTCATCGCTCCTGCTTCTCTTGTTTCTGGTGCTCTCAACATGGCTTCTGAAGAAACTGATCAAAAACAAGCTGGAGTCTTCTTTTAAAATTTTTATATATATTATCTTAGATTACATTCACCAAACTAAGTCATAATAAAAAGCAATCAATTATTTATTAAATTATCAATTTCTAATACAACAAAGCGTTCTAATACAGCGTTTAATATAGTAGTATTTTGTCCATAGCAATCAATTGGTTTTAAGTTAGATAGAATTATTATGTTTCTTGCATGATTTTGTTTCCAGTAGAGGTTTTTATATCTTATCTTTCCGGGTACTTGTTTGAGGTTCGTATAGGTGTTACATACAGCGGATAGTTCCTCCCACTTCATAGTCGAATCATCTACTATTATTATATCTTCGTGGTCATAATCCTCCCAAGCATATTCTTTGTTTTCTCTCATAAATATTTTTTGTCCTTTGAATTGTTTATTTACCCAGTATGTCTTTCCTGCGTTAGGGGGGCTGACGATCCACCAGTTACGCTTCTTCGTAAGTAGACCTTGCTCATCGGGGAGTGGGCGCTCCATGGTATGTTCATGTCCTTCGCTATCTCGGATTGTAACTGGCCAATCAATATCTCTTCGTTCATTCCGCTCAATGTAAGTCTTGCTCCAGCAAAAGTCATTGTAGAGCTTTTGTCTTTGTCCGAGTCTGTGATCGTCGAGCACGAAAGATTCCTCTGTTTCTTTGTATTTGCCGTCTTTCTTGATGTAACGTTTCCAATCGGCAACACTTTTACAGCTTTGTATATTACAATGAAAGGTAGATTCATTATCAGACAAATCAAAATGCTTTGGATCTTTAATATTCTTTTTAGAGGAAAATGAAATAAGTGCATGTAAATGTGGGCTACCATCCTTGTGTTCTTCCTCAGCGACGCATAGATAGGCGGGCTTGTGTTCGTCCATGATCTTTTGAAAGGCATCTTCCTTGTTCATATCGCATTGTGGGAAAGTCAAGGCAAAGTTCTTAGCAGTGGCACGGAATTTCTTCTTAGGGCTCATCACTCCGAGATCATCCTCCATAGGCTGTGAGGCTTCATCAATAGGCTCCATAGTTAAGTAGAAAAGAATAGATTAGCGAAAAAAGAAAAATTGTTTTGATAAAAATAATTACAAAATGGGTGTTGCTTAAATACCCCTAAAAAAAAAAAAAAAAGTAACCCTCGCTGAAAATCAGCGCTGAAAAGTCTCCGCTGAAATCGGTGTACTGGAAAAACCGTCTAAATGTTAGTAGTCTGCCAGCGCAGCTTTTGGTAGGTTTATCAGGGAAATGTAAAAAAAAATCCTGGAATTTTCTTGGACACTGGGTTGGTATTAATATTA